GGAACGGTTATCAAATCGGTGATTCTTGGATTCTTAAATTTGTAAAGGCTCCAAGGACAATTAACAGCCGTGTTGATAAAGCGTTGCCACTGATCGACAGCTTAAAAAGATTTGACCATCGTGGTGAGATTAATGGTGTTATCAAAGACGGAGATTCTGACAATTTTAAAGCTAGTCTCCAGTTTTGTGACCTTTATCAAGCTAAGGTTATATCTTTATTTGGCTTTGTCGTCATACAAAAAGTCGGGCATAGGAAAATATTGCTCCCAAAAGGAGTCATAGCTTCGGTGGCTGCTAAGATGGTAGGCATCGACAGGGATTCTAAATCCTTGTTGACATGCATCCGCTATATGCAGTCAGCTTGTTCCTACGACAAATTGAAAATGACGATACCGCCAGACATGTTAGTTGATTGTAAGACTTACGGTGCTTCATTGGCATTTATTCATTCTATGGAGAAAGAAATAGTTGCTTTTAATAAACTCTGTTCGTGGAACAATCAAGGCAAAATCGGCAAACTCAGACAAGTTATGCGCTTGGATGGTTATTACGAATTGCCATCTAACAAATATTTGTATGGACTCACAGCTTTTGTGGGAACTTGCTTTTTGTTAACTCTAACATGTCGACGACCCTCCCTCGCATCACTTGTTACACCTCGAAAGATAGCAAGCCTAGCCACCTGTGGCTCTGCATGCTATTATTTCTTCAAAATTAACAATGGCTCAGGCAGCGTGGTTCAGTTCTTCAATAATGCATTGGAGAAATGCCACAACCTAGTCAATGTTTACAACAATACGAAGTGTAGTGTGAGGGATGAAGGATCAGCAGTCGAATCGTGGCCAGAAGGTCTCCCAGGTCATAATTGTGACCGAGAGCTTTCTGACATAAGGGAAGGTGCCATGTGCGTTTCACCTGAAGTGCAGGTTGAAACTGTGAAGAATGATTTTCACGTCGTGGCCCCTATATTTTCACAATATATACCTATTGTTCCTGCAGCAACTCTCAATAATGAGTTAATAGCTGTACGCAACAGAGGTATTATGAAAGTCCCTGCTCCATCTCCTGAAGCTTGGTTTCAGGTCAAGTGCCATTGTAGACGGTTTCTGAACGATGTTGAAGAGATTGTTTTAGACAATGACAGCTTTGACGAGTGGAATAAAAGTTTTCCACCGACCAGGCGTAAGCAGCACGCGCTCGCGCGTGAGCAACTCCGGTTGGAGATGCTGGAACCGAAAGATTGCTTTAGAACTGCGTTTGTAAAGCGAGAGACTACCATGAAAGGCGGTGAGAATTTCGAGGAATTTGATCCGCGTTTAATTCAGGGTGTTTCTCACAAAGCAAATGTCAGTCTAGGCCCTTTCATGTCCAAATTCAGCAAAGGCATGGCAAAGATATGGAACATTGATAGCTCTATCTTTTATACTTGCGGTGCCGATTCCGAGACATTAGGCGAGTGGAGGAAACAATTTAAGGATGATGACGTGACGTTGATCGAAGTTGATTTCACAAGGTATGACGCTCATCAGGGTAAAGCAGCTCATCAATTGGAAGAGATGTTTTACTTGAAAGCGG